AATGAGTTTAATAGCGGCACTGATTTAATGCGCGATAGTTTTTTATTAGTTAGATCTGCAGTTAGCTCTATGGGAGCAAACTATAAGCAATCGCTGGCATTACTTAGCAAAGCAATGGAAATAGAAACTAATCACTATAATTTTTCTGCACAGTATAATCATGCATACGCTTTGATACGCCAAGAATCTATGGCCTGTAAAGAAAAAAACAAAGCGATGACAGAATATATTGGTGAAGCGCATCAAGATCTTTTAAATGCTAAGCATCATATAGATAATTTCGTGATACCCAATATCGAGGCTATAAGCATGCTTGCAGGGGCTGGCGATACTGATTTGCTAGCACAAACTCAAGAGCGAATTAAATTATTTAAACTTTATGTAGAACATATTACAAAAGTTTGTCAAAAACTAGAAAGCTTCAAGGATACAACTGGTAGAAAATACATTGAAGTTAGTGAAAATAAATTGCTACAAGACTATTTTCCTGATGATGATACGCCTATAGATGAAATTGCCGCCTTAAATTCTTTAGGCCTAGGTAGCATATTTGATGTAAGAGAGGCATCAATACCAATAAATTACTGGGATGCAGCACTAGTAGCTATACTTGGTTGCATACAGATAGTAGTAGGGTTAATGCTAGTTTGTACAGGTAATGTATCATTTGGTACGAGCTGTGTAATGGCTGGTATTGGTGACTTGGTTATAGCATATAAGATCACACAAGGAGAAGCTTTTGAATGGAAAGAGTATTTTTCTCAAAAAGCAGTGCAATATGCCATAGCAATTGTTGCACTAGGTTGTGAAAAACTAGCTGATACAGCTGGTATGACTTTATTTAAAGGCGGTGGTGAAGTAATGACTTTAGGTTCCGCTATTAAAACAGTAGTAATTAGAGGTGCTATCGGTTATGGAGTTGATGCCGGGTTAGATTATATGCAACATCAAATAGTTAAAAATATTATAGAAGAGTTTGAAGGAAAAATTCATCGCACAGTAACTAAGCAAATAAATTCTGTACTAAACAGCGATGATTTTACTGACAAATTTCAATATATAATGTCCTTTGATCAATCAAATGGTAGCAATAAGTTGCAAATGGAATTGCAGTCAGCTAGCCATGCAGTAATTCGTGAAAAAGTGCTAGCTGTAAAAAATGTTATTAAAGGAATCATGAGTAAAATTGGCAGTGGCCAAGGTGTTATTGGTACGGTTGGTAAAGTAGTATCCTTAACTATGAGTAGCTATGAAGTCGTTAATGCAATTAGTCAGATTGATGATTTAGCAGAAGATGTGGCTATGGCGGTAAATGCTAAAGCTGCAGAATTAATAAAACAACATGGTCGAATTGAACATTTTCTAGCCAAAAACATAGGTTGCCATCCTAATAGAGCGCAAGAAATTGTTCAAGTTTTAAAACTTAATGGATTTGTTCAGATTGGTGCTGGTGTTTGTGGTTCTGATCAATTGGTCGCCGAGAGGATATTAGCAAGTAAAGAAGAAAATGGTATAGATTCACTGCAGCTAGTTGGCAAGTTGCGCGGTGATGAGAGCAACAAAATAGTCATTGATAGTATTAAAAAATTGTGCAAGGCGCAAAATGCGGATTATAGCAGCGCTCATAAGTCTCTTAAAGAAACTTTGATTGATCAAGTTGAATCAAGCGTAAAGAATAAACTCAGAAATAAAGTATTTAATCCAATATTATCAGAAGCAAGTAGTGGTTTGAGGAAAGTTACTTCAGATAAAGCTCAAGATCTTTATAATTACTGTTTTGATCGTGAACAATATAATATAGATCAAGTAAAAAGAGAAAAAATAGCCAAAGCAAAAGAGGCAGAAGAAGCGCGCATCAAAGCAACTGAACAGCGACTTGCAGCAAACGACAATCAACAAGAATACTACCAGCAACTAGAGGCGGTTTCAGGATCAGGATCACGATATCATAGTTGGAGTGGAAGCGGAATCTCAGCAGGCGATGGCACCTTAAAACAAAGAGCTGAAGTAGTGGATATTTCTCCGGATAAAGAATTGCTAGATAAATTAAAACAGATCTTCGAACTAGATCAGGATAGTGAAATAGCTAGAATGCTTAAAGGACGCAAAGAAAGCCCAGAACCAACTATAACTGCCTCCGGTGGCATAGAAATACCAGGCACCTACACTACTCATCAGGATAAAATCATTCCTATTTATGATGTTAGAACTAAGGGATCGGCTTTTACCCCTATTAATGCAGATAGTACCTCCAATACAGTTCATTACCCATCAATAATGTTCGACAATCCAACAAAAGTTAATACCAATGGATTTAGTTACGTTGTAAACGGAGTTTTAGGTACGCACTCTGCTTATGCTGCTGGAACTGGTGATTTAGCAAGCTACTCTAATTTTGGAAGCTATGCGGCTAATGGTTTATATTATTTAGGCGGCCAAGCTATACGCACTGGAGGACAAGTAATTATAGGTGGTATTAGCAGCACTGGCGCTACCGCATTTGCCCCTGCTGCTGCTTTTCTAGGTGCAGCGGTAGTTGGATATAAAATAGATAAAAATTATGCTGATACAATGAATGGTTACGCAACAATTGGTTCAACTGTAAATGATGGTGTGAACATCACTGCAGCTGATTACATACAAGCTAATGCCAGAGGATGGTACGATATATCAAATTCTCATGATCTTGCGGCTGTAACAGTTATTGCGCAAGGTATAGCTGCGAAAAAACAGGTAAAAGACGAATCCCTAATCTTTGCTAAAGAATTAATTGCAGAAACAGGAGAAAGATGCGAACAAACTCAATTATTACCAGATCCAGAATTAGCGCGTCAATATCTTGTTGCTGCAACAGATAGCTATGATGCAGTCGCATCAAAATATAATTTTAAGCCAGTTAATGGGGCTCAGAGAGGAAGACATATACATACAAACGCTCAACTAATAGCCGAAGCTGATAAAGCATTATATACTGATGGTACATGCTCTGGGGAATATCCTTTTGAAATTGAAGCTTCATATTCTTATGGACGAAAATATGAAACGTGGTTAAAAGGATCAGTTAGACCGGATTTATATAATGAAACTACAGGTATAGTATATGATCATAAAACAGGGTTGCTAGGAACTAGCCTAGGTAGAAATTATAACAATACCATCCATTTGCCCAATTTTAATACCACTTGTGACGTAAGAACTGATGGAGTAGTATGTTTATATAGTATACAAAAATAAATTATAGAATCATTATGAATAAAGAGCAATTACTTCAGGAAGTGACGGAATCACTAAACAATCAATCTTATGATACTATGACACCAAAAGATCAAAGAGCTATCACAGCTGATTGGGCTGAGTTAATTCCAGATATGAAGCGGATTAATAATAGAACTATGGGTTTGTACAAGAGAATAGGCTCTATGATAATAGGGTTATCTTTGGGGAAAAATAAATCTGCCACTATATATAAGCCACATTTAATTTGTACTTCCATTTGTTTCGTTCAGCCTGGGATACCTATTACTTTTGCATTAGATACTATAGGAGAATATGAAGGAAAGCATGTTGGCAGCATGATAACATTAAATACCCATGAGGATCGCTATAAAAATGCATTTAATGTTCTTAAATCTAAATCAACTTTCCAGTTAAAACAAGAGGTGACTGTTGAAGAGGTAGTAATGGCTTATCGAGAGTATATTCTAAAAAAGAAAGGTTTTATTACTTCTGAAATACATGATCAGGCATTGATACCTGCTTGGGCTGGAGACACAAGATTAGCGCAGGATTCACTCGAGTGGGCACAAAAACATAAGAATAAAGTTCTTCACAGCGGTCCACGTATGTGGCTAAAACTTAAAGATGATGATTGGCTAACAGACTTAGAACAAAGAATTTCAAACCCAGAATTATTAAGAAAAACAGTAAAAGATGAAGTAAAAAAGCATAAATTAGAAAAAATACCTTTTTACAATTTTATTGACTCACCCTACCAAGAATAGATGGCTTTGTAGAAGTATAATGTGCAGGGTTCATAAAGATTCAAATGCGACAGAACTTATTAAGATCATAGAGAGTAACTTCATAAGGACAAGTCCGAAAAACAGGTGTTTTACGACAGGTCTTATTTAATCCTTTACAAATGTCTATAAATACTGCAAATTATATACGAAAAACACTGTCGTATTAATATATAGTACGAAAACTCACAATAATAGGTTTTACGAACATGCTTGTAGGATATATGCGCGTTTCTAGCGAAAACGAACGTCAAGTTTTCGATTTACAATATGATTCACTTATTCAGGCGGGTATAGATCCACGTAATATTTATCAAGATAAAGCAAGTGGCGCACGTGATAATCGAGAAGGTTTACAAAAAGCACTTAATTTTCTACAAGCTGGTGATTGCCTTGTTGTCTGGAAACTAGACCGATTAGGCAGATCACTGATAGATCTTATTAAAATAGTGGAGGGTTTTAAGAAAAAAGGCATCAGTTTTAAATCTATTACCGAGCAAATGGACACCACAACCCCACACGGTGAATTTCTATTTAGCGTTTTTGGTGCATTAGCTCAATATGAACGCGCTCTTACCAAAGAAAGGATTATGAGCGGGTTAACTGCTGCAAAAAAACGAGGGAGAATAGGAGGGCGACCAAAAGCTATTTCCTCTGAAAAAATGATCGCAATAAGAGAATCTCTTAATTCCGGCACAAGTAAAGCAGCAATTTGTCGAACCTTTAACGTAAAAAGAACTACACTCTATGATAATTTAGACAAAACCAAGAAAAAAGTATAATAAAAATTTCTATGTTATATTTAACTATTTCCTAACATGGGGTTAATTACCCATCCCCGCTAAAAGGTACATTAAGGATTCACAGAGCTTGCAAAAATAATTGCATTTTTCTGTAGATTGTCCCTTGTTCTCAATTCAATCTCTGTTAAAATATAAGGATATAAATAATCCTTGCACAATAAACCATGACTAATTTTAAGAACTCATCCCCAATTGTGGGAAGAGGTTTAAAAATTGCATATCCAGTTTTTTTAGAAGCAACATACAAGAAGCAATTATTGCATCTTGCTTGTGAAGTAGAGCGTCTTACCAACGATTTTTTAACACAAACTGAGTTTCAGTTAGCTTATCAACATGCTGTTCGTAATGATGATATTATTGATGATCTTGAGCAATATATACGTGTGCTTAATGCGTCTATTGCAATTGAAACAGATAAGGTTATTCAAACATTATCCAAGCGTTTTTCGACTGTTAAAAAATTTGTACAACGTAGCTTTCAAAAATCATTTAATCATCTAATTACTCAATCTGTTGCAGCTGGCATTAGCCCATATTCGGTTGCTGTACCTACAACTAATATTAATTTGCTAAAAAGAATGTGGGTGGAGAAGAACACTCAATTAATTAAGAATATACCAGCAGATAGTTTAGTTAAAATTAATGATGCTGTATATGAGTCAATCCGTAATGGCGAATCTGCGCAGAGTTTGGCTTCTAGGTTAAGCACAGTTTTTGAATCAACAAAGAAGAGAGCTAATCTTATTGCTCGAGATCAGATTTCATCACTTAAAAGCGATCTCAGTAGACATAATGATCTAGCACATGGACTCACAATGTATGAGTGGTCAGCTTGCAAAGATGATACTGTTAGAGCTTCTCATCAAGTTATGCAAGGTAAGATTTGTTCATGGTTGGATGCCAGTATCTATAAAAACAAAATCAGCGATCCATGGAAAAAACGCAGCTCTATCGGTGGCGTTCAGAAACATGTAGGTGCTGATATTTTATGTCGTTGCACGAATTTAATTTTAGAAGATAGGTCACGATATGCCAGTTAATCAAGATACTTTGATTAGATTTGATTCAATACCCATACCTAAAATGACCCGTACTAAGGAAGGATATTTAAGAGGGCAAGCTGTGGTAAGCCGTGCTGGTGTATTTTCATATATGAATATGGATGGCACTATTAGAGGAGAGCTTAGACATCCAGAAGAGGTCTTTAAGACGTCTAGTTTAGATACCTTAAAAATGATTCCCATCACTAATGATCATCCTCCAGAGTTTGTCGATGCTAGCAATGCGCATAAATATCAAGTTGGCCATACTGGTGAGACTTATGATATCGATAATGATCAGATCATAGTTTCCATGACAGTTACGCACCAAGATGCCATTGATGCAATTGAAGCTGGTAAGGTTGAGTTATCCATGGGTTATATGGTCGATTTAAAGCCAGAAAATGGTGATTTTAAAGGGGAGCATTATGACGCAAGACAGTTAGAGCCAAAATATAACCATTTAGCAATAGTCAAGCGTGGAAGAGCTGGAAGTGCAGCAAGATTACGATTTGATAATGCCTCTGAAATGGTGCAACACCGCATGGTGCAACAGCAAACTAAAGAAACTACCCAATTAATTAATTCAAAAAAGGACAATATGACAGAAGATTCCACCAAAATAGATACATTAAATGCAAATGCATTACATACAAAGTTAAATAACTTGCAATCAAGGCTTGATGCAGCGGAAGAAGCTAATACTACCGCGAAGAAAGAACTAGCTGAGCAAGAGCTGGCTGCAAAGAACTCCTTGCAAACCGATACTATCATTGAGGCTAAAGTTATAGATAGAGTTGATTTAATGCTTAAAGCTAAACCATTTCTTGGTGAGATTGAAGGTCTTTTCCAGAAGAGTGATCGAGAAATCATGCAAGTAGCTATTAAATCACTACGCATGGATGATATGGATTTTACCAAACGCTCAGATGATTACGTGCGTGGAGTTTTTGATACTTCTATTGCTATAAAACCTAGAGAACATATGGATAAAGCTGGATCAGTATTTAACGTCACTAAGCGCACGAATAATGATAAAACTACTGCAACTGATGTGCATCAATCTATCACCGAAACTTTTAAAAATACATTTTCCAATTCAACAGAGGCTAATTAAATAAAATGCAAAAAGATTTTAATATGTATTCAAAGCAGTGCTTAATTGGGCAACGCGCAGATACTTCACTATGTCAAATAGATAGCTATGCTGCTGAGTCAAATATTCAGTTTGGGACGGCTGTAAAAAGAGGAACAACGAAAGATAAGCAATGTTTGCCTCTTGGTGATTCAAGGAAATTCTTAGGTATAGCGCTGAGAGATGATTTACAGAGAGTCGGATTTATGAAAGAAGAATCTATGATTTCAGTAATGACTAAAGGCCGTGTGGTTGTCAGAACAACAGCTGCTGTTATTGCGGGCGATACTGCTTATGTACATGCGGATGGATCAATTAATAATATCAGCAAAGAAGCAGAAGAGGCGGTAGAAGAAAGGGCAGTCAGAGCAGTCAGAGTAGGAAAAGCAGAAAAATCAGAAGAAGAGGAAACCGAGGTAGATGAAATTGAGGAAGATGATGAAACTGAGGAAGATGATGAAGATGATGAAGAAACTGCGTTAGAAATAGGCGTTTTTGCAAGCACGCAAGAATCCGCACATGAATTAGTAATTTTGGAGATAAAATAATATGACAAATTTAAATACCACTCGAATTGATGATAATGATGTTTTGTTTTTTGCTAATGAATTGAATCGTTATGATCCCAGAGAATTTGAGACCATTAAAAGTGGTCTTTCATTCTTAGATACATTTCATTGCAACACTTCAATAGATAGGGGACAGGAAACTTACTCATTTAATGTTTATGAGGGCGCTGGAGAAGCAAAAGAGATTACCAAAAACAGTAAAGATATCCCTTTTATAACTGCAAACGGCAAGCAATTCACTACTAAATTCGTAAATATTGGCTCAGCTATTGAGTATACAACACAAGATTTATTAGCCTCGAATGTCGCTAAAAAAGATATTCCTTCAAAGCTTAGAAGTCAGGCCATGCGCGCTAATTTTGAGCTAATTAATAAGCGGTGTTTCTTTGGTAATTCACAGCTAGGTATTAATGGTCTTTTCTCTGATGAGAACATTACAAATAAAGAAAAAGTTGCAGAAGTAGGTGGTGAGACTACATGGGATAACAAAACTGCCGAAGAAATTTTAAAAGATATTGTGGATACTCATATTAATTGTATGGAAGCTACAAACAATCTCATTAGACCCGATACATTGCTTATATCTTCTATGGGCTACAACCAAATAGCAACAAAGATTTTCAATAATTTTCATGGCACGACTATCTTGAAGCAGGTCGAAACCATGTTGCGCGTTAAGGTAAAGATTACGCCCGAACTGAATAAGGCAGTTGATGGTGAAAGCGGATGTTTTGTATTCTTTAAAAATAATAGTCATTATGTCGAGCAATTAATTCCATCATTCTTCCATACTGAAAAGCCAATAAGGCATATGAATGGTTTTGAGGTGGGTTGTTTTTCAAGATATGGCGGTTTAGTAATTAGGCAGCCAAAAATGTTTGCAATTAGATACGGCATTTAATCATGCCATTGCTCGCGACTTTTAGAGTTCTTATTCCAGAATTTCAATCATTGTCTGATGAAACCGTCACTCAATGGTTGGAATTAATGGATTGTGAAGTCACTAGAACTGGTTTTAAGCCAGAAATAAGGAAGCAAATTATCATTTATTTGACGGCAGATCGCATGGTCAACTCGTTTCGTCAAAATGGTGCATCTGGTGAGGTTGTTGGAGTATCTGAAGGTGGTTTGTCAATTAAATATGCAAATGATGGTTGTACTGGCTACCGCTCTATATATGAGAAGCTAGTTAAAGCCCATACTATAACACCTTTAACGAGAATGTGCTGATGGCTAATGTTAGAGATATTGATAAAGGCCTGAAAAAAATACTATCGTCTTTTAGAGAATTAACCAAGACTAGTTTGAATGTTGGTGTGTTTTCAGATGCAGTTAATACCAAGGAAAAAGGCGCAAGTTATGTTGCTGATTATGCTATTACCAATGAGTATGGCAGCAAGAATATTCCTGAAAGATCATTCATGCGTTCGACGATAGATGAGCAAGGTAATAAATGGACTAACAGTCTTGCAGATGTGTTCACAAACGTCGCTAAAAACAATTTGGATTTAAACAAACAATTATACAAAACAGGGGCAATTGCTAGGAACGATATTATTGCCAAAATAGACAGTAATATTAACCCACCCAATGCCCCTTCAACTATAAAAAAGAAAGGCATGACTAAGAATAAAACTCTTATAGATACTGGTATTTTAAGAAGCAGTATCGAAGCTAGGATTGAGAGGAAATAGAAATATGAGCGATGCATTCAAAATATTTAGAAGAGAATTAGAAGTTATCCGTACTGGAGTAGGAAGTTTTATATCTGGAATATGGATATATGATGGAGAGCAAACTAAATTTACTATTACTGCTAGCGTGCAAGGAACTAATGCAGAGATTCTACAAACTTTGCCAGAAGGAACAAGAATTAATTCTACTTATACCTTGCGGACAGAGTTTAAATTATTAACTGGAAAAGTTGGTGAAACAACTCCAGATATTGTTTTAATAGATGGTGAGAAATTCTTAGTAATACGCGTGACTGCTCATCAAAACTTACAACATACTAAACATTATGAAGTAGTGATTGTAGGTGATAATAAAGATGCGGATTAATGAGATACATTCAAGATTAAGAAAATTCACCATAGCGGCAACTGGTTTAGATGAAGGCAAAGTTATCATAGCAAATCAATCTGTGCTAACTAGGCCAAAGAAACCATATATTACAATTGCAGCTAGTGGATTCAAGAATATAGCTACGCCTATTGAGAAGATTTTAAGTGATGATGGAGAGATTAAAACCACTATTTCTATGGTTTGTTCTGCCAGTTTCCAAGCATTCTCGGATGTTACATTTGAAGCTGAGGAATTATTGAGTGATTTATATATAAATTTCTCTACAGAATTGCAGTCTAATATATTTAACGGTGATATGGCAAAGCGCAGAACTTTAAAACATGTATCTGCGATGCCTTTAATATTGAATCAACAAATTGAAAACCGCGCAATATTAGAGGTAGAAATAGGTTATTTCAAATCTGTAATTGAGCAAGTAGGAATAATAGAAGCGGTTGAAATAGATAGCCATTTTAATGGCCTCCATTTTGATGGCTA